TTTCCTGTGGGTGCTCAGTATTACTAATATAAATAAACTGTTTACCCTCATTTTTTTGTGTTTGGCAAAACTCTAAAAAACCAAAAGCAACCGACGCATGACCTGCATGGGTTGTTATTTCGTCTATGGTTGGATTAGCAGTACCAAAATACATTTCGCATATATAATGTTGTGCTTTGTCTAGGTCGTATTTAAAAAACTTACTCATTTTATTTTTACCCTTTCTAGGTGTGTTGTTTAAGTTAAATTATTATAACAAACACAACACCTTTTGACGGTCTTTTTTTGTGCTACTTACTCATATTCCCACCCATCTCTACCTATACTAAATGGATCTTTTGCTGGAGGTGTCCCATGTTGCCAATAAACAAAAGTCAACATATGCCATACTGCGATGTCGTACGGCTTAAACTTTGTTTTACAAAAATGAAAAGGATCCTTACCCTCTGGTAACTTTCTCGTTAATATAAACGTCTCATGCGAATCATTACCAACACCATTAAAAGCAATCTCATCCTTACTCTCACTCACATCGGTAATCACATCTTTCATTACCTTTTGTAAATACCTATACTCTTTTAAAATATTATCCCACTTGTCTTGTGCTATTTCTTCATTTTGTGTGTAGTAGTTTGTGTATCCCATAATTTTACCCTTTCTAGGTATGTTTATTTATCTTAAGTTAGTATAGCAAAACCCCCACAATGTGAGGGTCTTTTTTTGTACTGTTTTATCCTAATATGTATTGCTGTGGTCCATAATCTTCTATGCGAACTATGAGCAAAACTGTATAATCATTAGCAAGGAATTCCTTACCTATTGGGTTTTTACATTTAGTTAAATCATGCAGGGTTATTTCAATCCCGTCACCATCAGGACTACCCCAATCACCCTCTACATTAGCTTTTTCTGGATTGGCATAATAAGTGTATTCAAGTTTTGCTACAAACTCAATTTGGTGTTTTGCATCTAACTCATGGAAATACTCAATCAAATCAGCTTGGTGTAAATCACCCTCTGTATTATAACCTAATGGATTTTTATGTTTTACATGACCAGCCACTACTGAATCTATAAACCCAAACGACACTTTGTTTGCATTTGTATCTTTTGGTGTTAAAAACTGTGACCAACCCCCCCACGATTCTAATTTATTTATATATTTAGTCATTGTAGTTTTACCCCTTTCTAGGATTTTATTTAACTTATAAATAAGTATAGCAACAACAGTAGTTTATGAGGGTCTTTTTTAATCTTTTTTAATCACATTGGCGAGAACTTGGTCTGCATTTAGTTGAGTTCTCATTAAGTGTTTAAACCTAGGATTTACCACAACACACCAATGATCTATGTGAAGCGAGAAAGACTACTAAACTCCCTCGCTTCGGGGCATCTTTGTGAGATAAATGAGTAAACTCACAAAGCATTTTTTACTCTATAATCACTAACACACAACAAAGGAGTAGTGCAACTATCCCTATCACAAATAGATAAAGTAAAGCAGGGTGTGGGATAGGTTGTCCTACATAATAAGCAAGACCCCACACAAAAGTAATCACAGACAAACACATACCGAGCAGAACAACACAAACTGTCTGCATACTTTTTAAAACAATCATGACGCAGGAACTAAATGTTGTAACTTATTTTCTTTAATAACCTCTGCACATTCCTTACAATCATACTTATCAAAAGCACAACCTTGTGCATAATTAGAGCTTAACAAAGGACTGCCACATAAAGAGGGCATTGAATAAGGACTATTAACATTATCACTACCTTGTAAACAATAATGTCTAGTACCAATTCTTCTAGTGTGTTCGTACAACATATTTTTAGCTTTTATCATTTTAAAATCTCCCTTTCTAAGAGTTTTGCTTTTTTCATTAAAGGTAGTATACCACCTTATTTTTCAAGTAGTTTCTTTTTTTATCTTTATAGGGTCTTTTTTAATCGTAGAAGTCGCTGTTGCCTCTATGGTTATATTGTTGTCTGTGATTGCTGATAAAGCAGGAAACTCTTTTTGTAGATTTTCTATTTCTAGCATAACTTGTTCTCTACTCATTTGATCTATTTTTCCATGTAAAATCTCTTTCCGATCTATATAGATTCCAGCCGCTTGGCCTCTGGATTTTTCAGCTGCGACCGCTGCTGCGAAATTACCTGAAGTTATTGCAGAGTCACGTATTTCTGCAAGTTTTTTTACGTGTCCTTCAAATGATACTTCATATTTTCTAGATATCTCACCTTTGAGTTCTTTGATTCTTTCAATAACATGAGGGTATCTAACACCATTTAACAATTGAGAAGCTATAGCATGAGCAGAATCTACCGAGTAACCTGCTTTGATCGCAGCTTCTGTTTGTGTAATGTCTTCGCAAACATATATTTTAGCAAATTCTTCCTGCTTGGGTGTAATCTTTTTTTCAGTACGGGGATTTCCTACTACATCTAATTTTTGTTTGTGAGTTTTTTTAGCTAATGCCATTTTGATCTCCTATGAATGATACTTTGTATAATAGGGTCAAAAAGATATTTTGTTAAATAAAAAATATTTCTAATTTAACTGTGCGGACGGACATAATGATCTAAATATATCGGACTAATTCATTGTTTTTGTCCTATACTCCGCAGATATAGGTGTATAGTCAGATATCGTATATTGGAGAATCATAAAATTTGTTTTTTAACCTATTTCTATTTCCCCCTATTATGCAAAGTTGCCCGATATACTCCAGAATCCATGATCAAAGTTCCAGATTTAACGCTCATAAAAGTAATTATCTAAGCTTTCTAAATAATCAATAACATCGTCAATGCATTCACCGATA